AGTTAACCCAGTAGCTACAGCAACATTAGCAGCAGCTGATGCAACTGCAGGAGCACTTTGGGCACAAATGTATGCACCAGTAGGAGTTGATTTCTCTAGAGGAAATGCTTCAAACTGGGAAACTCCAGGAAAAGTAAGAAACAAACTAACTACTGTTAGAAAATCTTACCACATGTCTGGAAATGCAAAAGATTTTGTAGCAGAATTCTCTTTACCAACTAAAGGTGGATCTACTACTAAACTTTGGATGGACTATGAAGAGTACTTACACATGCTTGACTTTAAAGAAGAATGTGAAATGTACTACTGGTACGGACAAAAAACTTATGATTCTAATGGCCATACGGCTATGAAAGATGAGAATGGTCAACCAGTAATCGTAGGACCTGGTCTTTTAGAGCAAATTGTTGAAACTGACACTTACTCTACAATGACTGAAACTAAATTAAAGAACATCATCGGAGACTTATTCTACGGAATGACTGATGCTGCTCAAAAACAAGTAACTCTTTATACTGGTACTGGTGGTGCTAGAGAATTTGATGAGGCTCTTAAAAATCACTTTGGTGGTTCAGCTAATAGCTGGAAAGTTGGTGGAGAGAATCGTTTCATCACAGGATCTGGTAGATCATTAGGTCTAACTGGTTACTTTACGTCTTACGAGCACGTAGACGGACATGTTGTTAATGTGGTAAAATTACCATTATTTGACCATGGAGCTGTCGCTCAAGCTCGTAGTAAGCACCCTGTTACAGGTTACTCTCTTGAGTCTTATAGAATGGTATTTGTTGATCAATCAAATTATGATGGTCAAAATAACTTACAAATGATCTCTAAGAAAGGTCGTGAGTCTATGAGATGGTGTGTAGCTGGATCTGTAGTCCCTAGAGGATTTGATTCAACTTCTGCTAGAGCGTCTGATGTAGACGGTGCGTCGGTACATATGTTAAAAACGGCAGGTATTGCTCTTAAGAGATTTGATACTTCGCTTGATATTACATGTGTAGCGTCTTAATTTGGCATTAATTTGCGTCTATATATTGGTTTTTGATTAAGGTTGTGGGGGGAGAAATCTCCCTACTTCTTTAATTAATTATATAAAATATTCGGGGAGTTATTCTTTACACCCACCTAATTTAAACTTTAAAAGAACTAAGATTATGAGCAGTAAAAAAGTATTTATCAGGAGAGAAGACCTAGGAGGTCACCTCCCTAAAGCAGTTAGAGCAGAAGCAACCTATAAACTAAGCAGTGTTTATGTAAATAGACAGCCTTTAAAAGGTTTTAATTCTGACGATGAAAAAAAGTATCTAAACGGAATATTAGATGTTTCGCCTGAGCATGTGGATTGGCCTAGACATTCTAAAATATTTTGGGCAGATATGACAATACCTGTAGGATTTACAGGGGTTGAATTAGAAATAGGGTCAAACGAAGATGGAACACCTATTAGCATTATGGACTATATTAAATATAGTTTTGCTCTTAAACATCCTCACGTAGCTTTGACTAAAAAAGAAATGGATGATGAGGTAACTAAAAAATTCTACATCCAAGATCTATCTAGACAGGATAAAACTAGAAATAATGAAATCCAAGTTAGAAAAGATGCAGATAAAGAATTTATTAAAGTAACATCTAGTATTTTAAATATGAAGAGAATCTTAAGATTGATGTCAAGTACAAATCCTGATAGGATGACTGAAGATCAAATAGAAAATGCTTTATATGAAATTAAGAATTCAGATGCTAAAAAGTTTATTAGAATTGCAACAGATAAAAATTTAGAATTAAAATCTGAGATTGCAGAAATGGTATCTTTAGGTGTTTTAAGGAAAATTGGAAATCAAGTAATTTTTATAGATGAAGTTCTTGGTGACACAGAAGATGATACAATCGTGCATTTAAAAGATAAAAAGAATTCTGGAAAATTAACAATATTAAGAGCTAAACTAAAAGAACTAGCATTATAATATGAATGTAACACAAATGCATTTAGCAATTCAGCAGGGAGTGGATAAAATTAATTCACTCCAAGCTGATATGCTACTATCTGAAGAAATAGATATAGAATTAAACAAATCTCAAATTAGATTTATTAATACCAAATATGGTAAAAATAATAAATACAGAGAAGGGTTTGAGCAATCTCAAAAAAGAATAGATGATATTAGAACTCTTGTTAGAGAGTTTGAAGCACCTGTTACTTTTAAAGAACAATATAGTTCTGAGTATTGGATAGATACTTTTAGACTTCCTACAGATTATATGTATTTGGTTAACCAAAGATCTTTAGTTTGGACTAATAATTGTCAACCTGTTACTTGGAATATACAATATACAGACCCTATTGATTATTTTACTTTTGATATGTCTTCGTTTGTATGTAATAATAATACAGGATTTGTAAATAGTATGATGATAATAGAAGACGCCCAGTCTTTTTTATCAGGAGGAACAACTGGATCGCAACTGTTATGGACAAATTCTGGTGGATTTTCATATCCAGCAGATATTAATGCAGTTCAAAATGATATAATAAATTTATTAAACAGTGTATCAGGACTGTCTGTACATTGGGAGCAGCATGGCCCTTTACATCATCCAGGGCAATTTATTGTAGCGGTAGATACTGCAATTCATACATGGTTTAATTGGGACGCTTCACTAGGGGTTGTATCTACTTTTGCCGGTTTAGATTCTTCAAATACTATCGTTTCGACTGTACTCCCAGTACATTATGAAGAAAATACAAATAGTAAAAGAGTTGCTACAAATGCTGTAGAAAGACAACCGGCTATTAATAGATTTAGTCAACAAGACGATATTTTTAAATTATTACAAGATCCTTTTAATACAACAAAACATACATCACCTTTAAGTACTATTAGAGGTAACTTTATAGATGTGTACGCGAGTGCTATATTTATAATAGATACAGTAAAAATAACATACGTAAGAAATCCAACGTTAATTTCATTATCTTTGGGCGTAAGCTGTGAACTGCCAGACCATTCTCATCAAGAGATAGTGGATATGACGGTAAGCAGTATTTTAGAGGGCATTAGTGATCCTCGATTCAAAACCCACCAAATAGAAGTGGGTAAGAATGAATAGTAATAAATAAAAATTAAAAAAATGGCAAGACATTTAATTATTGGAAATGATGTTGCAGTTGCTACAACTAATGGTTTAGTTGCAGACGGTGCAGTATCTATTCAAAAAATGACACAAAACGGACCAACAGAGTTGGTTCTAGGAGACACAGTGGCAAACGCTCCACAAATTAGAATTGTATCTGGAGGAACTGCAGGTAAAAACATTGTTACTCCTTGGTTTTACGGGAGAGATGTAGTAAATTACAGTGGTAAAGCTAATGTAGCGGCAGTAGCTCATAGAGTTGATGGTACATTAACAACTAATACAGCAGCAATATCAGTTGTTACAACTAAAATTTATAGAACTGATATAGATTCACATGACTTTTTCAGTTTTGATACTGGAAATATTGCTTCAGGGCAAACTCCAACTCAAGTACAAGTAATTGTATTAGCAGCTTGGGATGCAATTGCAGCGGCAGATAAACCAGATTGGTTAAATGATACAGCAGCAGTTAATGCAGGTGACTTTAGAGTAACAGCTTCTAAAAGAGGTGATGCTGTAAATAGCGGTGGTACATGGGAGGAATTTAATCCTATTATCAGAATGATTCAAACTCATAGTGTAGATACAGCTCAAACTTTTGCAGATGCTGTTGGTGTAGCTATGTTACCAGGATATGGTGATGGATTTGCAGTAAAAGCTTTTGAAGAGTCTTTAATGGGAGCTCAGTACGGATACTACAATAGAATTGCACAACCAATTACTCCAGCTTCACAAACAGTAACTGGAAATGCATATGATATGTATGTAATCGCAGCAACTAAAGATGGTAGCTCATCTTCTCAAATTAATGGGGTTGATAACTTAATTGAAATCAATGTAGCATTAGAAGCTGCATCTGCTAATAGCTTAGTAGTAGAAAATAAACTTAACGCATATTTCGCTAGCAACTTTGCTAACGTTATACTGTAATTATTAAACTTTAAAAAATAAAAAAATGAGCAGAAATTTAAAAACACAATACGCGTATGCTAAATGGCTAGCTGGAGACGGCGTTTCAGTTGCAGCACATACATTAGCAACTACGTCAATTATTCCAATTGGATCTATAATCAAAGGAGTAACTTTAAGAGCAGCAGTAGCGGCAGCATCGGACGGATCTGCAACAGTTGCAGTTACAGTTGGTGGTATTACAGCTAGCTCTGCAGTAGCAGTAGCTAAATTAGATACAGCAGGTTGGGTAGTAAACGAATCTGGAGTAGAAGATGTAGCTAACGTTACAACAACTAATGCAGCAATTGGTGTTACTATTGGTACAGCAGTATTTACTGGATCAGTTAGTGATGTAGATATTATAGTAGAATACTTACTAGTAGACTAATATAATTAACTTAATAAGACTTATAGGGGGCATTGTCCCCCTATCGGTCTTTTTTTTAAACCAAAATAACCAAAAACTAAAAGTATGGCTTTAAATTTAAATGCAGCTCATAGTTGTAAATTTTTAACATTAAATATAAATTACCCTGTACAAGTATCAACTCAGTTATTATTGAGTATAGTGGATGCTAGTGGTATAGATGTGTCAGGATCAGTTAATCCTTTATTTACTCTTACTAATGCTTCATCTTCTATAAGTTATCCTATACCTGTTTCTGAGTTATCAGTTTCAAGTGGAATAATTACTATAATTGTAACAACCGTAGCAGGAACTGAAGTAGATAGAAAAACAGTATTACTACATTGTGATATTGATTGTTGTTTAACTAAATTAACTAACGAGCTTATAGAATGCTCTTGTGATTGTGCTAAATGTGCATCATCACTAGCAAAAGCTCAAAAAATATTATTACTCCTGACATCAGCTGATTATGCTATTGTACAAGCAAATGATTCAGAAGTAAACGCAAGACCAGGCTTTATATTAGATGCAAATTCTAAATATTTAAAAGCAAAAGAAGTGTGTGATGATAGTTGTGGGTGTGATTGTTAAAAATAAATAAAAAGATTTATGGCATCAAGTGAAAAATATTCTTCTGGTAAAAAATCGAGTAAAAAAGCGAGTATAGATACGAGTAAAAAACTTACTACAATACTCTCTAAAGAAGCAGAAAAATCTTCAAGTATAAGAACTGAGGTATATAAAGGAGATCCTACTCAGCCTCATATGGCTCAGAGCGTTTCTGGGGCGAGGCATCATCTAATTGTAGCACAAAGAAGTCTTGATGCATATCCTAATGTAGTATCCCAAATAGCTGTAAATAAATATGTTAATTATTCTACAATAATATCTCCAACTCCTATAGTTGTTGGGTGGGATTATGTTGTAGCGATAGTTGATGTTTCATCCTCTTCTAACCTCCCTGCTATGGTTAGTACAAATAACCTTGTTTATTCTGGGGGTATTCCAGTATATACTATAAATTTCGAAGAGAGCGAATTACCTGACGTACCTTTTGAAAGAGTAGTCGAGATAAGATGGAATTCTGGATATTCTAAAACGTTTACACTATTAGTTCCTGGAAAATGGAGTCATAATAATAGTCCTCAATATACGACATCTAATTTAGATTTTAGTATAGATTGTAGGGATTGTAATGCTTCTTCTAATGCTTCTTGGTCATTATATGCACGATCTAAATATGATGGGTTTTCACCAGCAGAGAATGGAGGTTTTATAAAAAAGGACACTTATAAAAATATAAGTAATCCTGCATTTAATACTTCAGATAACAGAAAGCCTGAAGGGAGAGCGGGGCATAGTATGGGTATGGGAGGAAATTATCCTAATTATTGGTATATAAACAATCCTTCTGGATACGAGCTAGATTTTTCTCCTACAGGTGCTATTTTACTTAAAGGCAGCTTTTATAACAATACTGTAGGATATACCTGGGGAGGAGCCGGCGGTTTTAATCAATTAGGAAAACTTGTTCCTGGACTTGGGTCGGTTGAACAAGAAAGTCATGCAATAATTACTGCTTATACAGGAACACCTGGAGCTTCAGGAAATTATGGATATAATGATCAGTGGGCACTTCCTTTTGATTGGGATTTAAATCCTACTGCATATATAGGTACTAGTAACCAAAATAATGTTGATCCTTATACTACTGAATATTCTCAATTTCTTAATGCAACAAATAATGCATCTATATGGGGAGGAGATGGTCAAGGGTTTTCATTTAGACATGTTATTCACTATGGGTATAATATACCGCCTTGTAGTGGTGTGGAGGCACCCCCATTGGAAATAGATGGGTGTACTGACGAAAATAATATGGCTTTTTGGGAGTATACAGGAGAAGATTGTGCTGGTACTGCTATTCCATCTTCTGTTCAATCTAATCCATCTTTAGCTACTTGGACTCCAGGATCTTGTTGTCCAGATTGTATTAATCCTAATGGAGATGATATTACTCTTAGTACTCAACCATTAACTCTTAATGTACAAGGTACTGATCCAACTACTATAGGGGGAACAGACGGGTATATAGATGTAACTATAGTAGATCAAGGTTTTGATGCGCTTGGTAGTCCTCAAGGACTCCCTACAGGTGTAGCAAATTATACATACGTTATACAGAATACTGATGCAGCTGACACAATGTGTGGGAATACCGCAGGATTGGGAGTTGGGTCTGGAGCTGTTGCAAATACTAGTTTTACCTTTGGTAATTCTGTTCCTGCTAATGCTAATGGAGGGTTATTACAAACAGGAACAACTGCTACTTATGCTGCTTCTGCTATTCAAGGATATGTACCTGGAGGAACAAGCACATCTGCTCCTTATGGGTTAGGAACAACAAATAGTGAAGGATTTAGAGAAGGAACGTATAAGGTATATGTATTTGATGCTAGTACAACAGTTTGTTTAGGACAAACTCAAGTTACATTAACTGATCCTCTCAAAACTACTGGGTGTGGAGATACTAATGCATTAAATTATGATGATAGTATTTCTATACCAGATAATTCAATATGTCATTATTGTGACGCATTAAATGGAGAGTTAGTTGTAGGGCAAGTTGCTCCTTCTGTATTAGGACCTATAACAAGTAGTACTGGTGCTATTGTATCAGTAGTGCCCCCAACAAATACTACGGCTACAGATAGTGAGATTACTACTACAGGAATTTCACCGTCAGCAGCTTTTCAAGCTTATATAAATAATGTAGTTACTGGAAGTAGTCAAAATGCTGACTATATAGTAGAGTTATATAAATGGGATAGTCAGGCTCCTACGGGTAATGCTAATTTTGGTACTTTATCTGGATTTAATGCTGGTACTACAATAGTTGGTACTGCAGTTAATAATCAAGGAGCTGGTTGGAATGGAGTAGGTTTTACAGGATTTACTTATGGGTACTACAGTATAAAAGTTTATATATCTGATCCAGATGATGTAAATGCGGAAATTGGACAATGTTATGAGATTTTTGATATACTTAATCCAGTAGCAGCGTGTGTAGATGGAGGAGTAGCTACTGCGATAGATTCAGTTATAGTTTCAGATTCAAACTTATATTTTGATGACCAATCAATTTGCAGTGTAGTTAATGATTTTTGTTGTGATACACCAACCTTTCAAGAAACACCTGCATCTACTTCATGTCAACCTGTATATGATAGTACAATTACTTGTTCTCCAAGTGCAGACTCTCTTATATATACTGTAGAGTATAATTCAACTGTAACTGGCTGGGTTACGTTTACCTCACCAGTAACAGTTACACCTTCTGGTTCTTCTTATACTACTGGTACTCTAGTAAGTATGAATTCTAATACGGGCTTTGGAGAGTATAGGGTAGTATGGACTAGTGTATATTCAAATGCTCCTGACTGTACCGTAACTTCTAATACAATTAACTTTGTAGCTACGTATGGTTGTACTGATCCTACTGCAGATAATTATAATCCAACTGTTAGTTGTGATGATGGAAGTTGTATTTATGGAATTCCTGGATGTACAGATCCAACTGCTTCTAATTATAATGCTAACGCAACAACTGATGATGGTACTTGTATATACCCAGTATATGGGTGTACTGACATAACTGCATCGAACTATAATCCATTAGCAACTATAGATGATGGTTCATGTACTTATCTTCCTTGTGGTTGTACAGATCCATTAGCTATTAATTATGGAAACAATTGTGCTGGAGTTTTTGTAGGAACTCCTCCAGTATGTGATGATGGCTGTTGTCAATACTGCGAAGATCCTGCAATGTTAGTTACCGCTTCGTCTACTGGTACAAGTTTAATATCTGCTGATTCATGTTTTGATGATTGCAGTGGTACTATAACATTAGATGTAACTTCTACTACTTGTACAACATATACTATAGTTTCTGTGTCTATGTTTTGTGGAATCGTAAATGATACTATTCATGTTATAAATAACGTCTCTTATAGTACTGGAACAACTACTCTTATTAATATGTGTAGTGCTATGTGGACTATTGAATTAGAAGACTGTAATGGTTGTCAAATGACAATAGATGTTTCTGTACCTGGGCCAGGAGGTCCTTGTGGATGCACTGATCCCGCTGCTGATAATTATAATCCACTTGCAACAATTGATGATGGAAGTTGTGAGTATTGCGGATGTACAGATATTACTGCAATTAATTATAATCCATCAGCAACAGCAAATTGTATTCCTGATACTTGTATTCACCCTCCATTATCTCCTCCATGTATACCTTCATCTTTACCTGCTACTTTAAATAATCTTGAAGTGTGCATTGCAGAAAATGGAACAGATTATTATAATAAATTAGTAACAGGAAAGTCAGATGATTGTTCTATAATGAATGTTTGGAAGTTAATATTGATAACTTATTTATTAAAGAAAAGAGGATTAGATTGTATTTATAACTGTGCTGATGAAAACACTCCTGATGCTTCAGATGCATATATAAGTTGTAGGGAGCTTTGGAAGATTGGAGGTCCTAGTACAGGATTAAACGATTTAGACCAAGTAGCTACTAATTTAGCAAACGGAACTTATCAAGGTACACATTCTACTGTAGCTATGTTTGAGATTGGATCTACTGCTACTCTATCACCAGGAGATGTAATAAAACACCATAAGCCTCCACATAATATTTGGATTTTTTACGGTCTACAAGATGGATCACCTGCGTCTATTAGTGTAGCTGGATTAGATCCAGAAAACGCTTCTGGTAATCTATCGGGGTATTGGGGGTATTGTAATGACAGTATGAGATATATATCTAATGAAAATAATATTAATTATATAGATAATTTTATTAACTTTGCAAATACCTTTTGTAGAGATTGTAAGAACGATATGACAAGAGGAGGACAAGGACTTAATAAATATCAGATAGATTCTATGTTTGGAAAACTTAGTGATTCAGATGGAATAGATGAAGTAGACGAAATAGACATATAAAAAAAATAAAAAATGGCAAAATTAACAAACTTAACAACTTTAGCAAAAACAAGTGTAGTAGATACTGATTACTTATTGATAACTAATAGTACTTCACAAAACTCTAAAAAGATTTCAGTGTCTACTTTATTTCCGGCTTTTGCTACTAGTGGAGCTGGATCTGAAGATATTTGGGTAAGCGTAACTAATAAAAATCAACTAAATTTTAAAGGTATAAAAAGTGGAGATACTGGTTTACTTACAGTAGCTACTACTACTAATAATATAGTTCTTACAGCTTTAGAAGCTGGGATAGATCTTAGTTTATGTAATAATACAACTTCAGGGTTTTCATCTGGAGTAGATTTTACAGGAGTTGTTACTGGAGAAAATGCAGTTGTAAATGGAGGTACTGGATTAGCTACGATAGCAAAAGGTGCAATTCTTTATGCTAATGCAGAAAATACTATAGTGGCTACAGCAGCACCAACTAATGGTCAAATACTAATGGGTAATGCAACATTGGGTTACCCTGTATTAAATACAATTACAGGTGGTGATAATGTAACTGTTACTAATACTGCAGGATCTATTTCAATTGCAGCAGATTTAACAACAATGGCAGCTGTTTTAGATATGGCTAATTATGGAATTGATCTTGGTACAGGATGGTTAAGTGGTAATGGAACTGCTGAAGGTATTAATATTAACACTGATGGTAAAGTATTTATAGGAGAAGGTACTCCTACCGCAGCATTTGTATCAGCATTAAATATTAAAGGAAGTATTGAATTTACTAATAATGCTGCACCAACAATTAAACCAACAGCTACAACAAGTACTAATGTAGGTATGGCTGTAACTATTGAAGGTGGATCTAGTGCATCTGGAGCTGCAGGGAATTTAAATTTAACTGGAGGTACTGCCTCTGGTACAGCAGTTGGAGGATCAGTTATTCTTACAGGTGGGAAAGATACAGGAGGAGATAATAACGGAACAATTCAATTAAAAACATATACCGATAATTCAGTAGTAGCAGGATTAACAGTAGCTTCGCAAACTCAAAACGTAACAGTAGATACAGGTAATTTAGTAATTACAGCTGCAGCAAAAGGTATAGTACATACAGGTAGTGGAACAGCTACTCAAACTTCTGGTAGTCCAGCCCATACTGATGGAGTAACACTTAATGCAACTTCAGGTGTAATTACATTAGCAGCAGTAGCTTTAGCCGCTACAACAAATGCACAATTTATACTTACTAACTCTACAATTCAAGCTGATTCTGTTGTCTTACTTACTATGGAGGATAGAAATACTACTGATAACAAACAACTTGCTTGTGCTTTGGTAGACGTAGATGCTGGTGCATGTACAATTAGTATAGTAAATCCACATTCAGCAACAGCTACAAGTGCAACAGCAAGTAAAATTCACTTTTTAGTGATAAATAATAGTTAAAATTAACCAAAATCATAATAGACGATGACAACAATTACAGCAACAAAAGGAGAACTAGTAAATTTAATCAATGGATTATTTCAAGTTCAAGAATTAAAAGGTAAGAAATTTGGACTTGCAGTTAGCAA